GATTTTACTTTAAACGCAGATATAAAAGGATTTAGTAATCATTATTTTATTCCAACAAGAACAACTCCCATATGTAATGTTTATCAAATAGGAGGTCATTTTACACAAAATTAAGATGAAAAAAATATTTATTTTCGGAGGAGCAATCATATTTTTAATATGTGTTATATCTGCTGCTTTAGCAACAGATGTATGTGATACAGAGATAGACCCTAATACAAATTGTTGGATAATTTCTCCAGCAGGTTTGGGTTGCTCAAAAGTTACAGTTTATAATGAATCTGGACAAAAAGATTTAGATAGTGTATCAATGTCTGAGTTATACACTGATTCGGGAGTTTATAAATATACATTTAATTTTAATTCACAAGGCGCATATACAATTGTTTTATGTGACAATACTACAAGCACTTTAACAGTTAAAAACACAACTGCAGGAAGTGAAGATTATGCTTATTTAACAGCAATATTAGATAACCAAGTTGTTATAGATGATGATATATTGGCAACCAATGATTCATTACACAATACTGTTGTGGCAATTAATGCAACAATATCAAGTGATACTTCCAACATTTGGAATTATTTAACTAATAGCACTATGTGGAGAGATGTATGGACTTACACCACAAGAACTTTAACTTCATTTTCAACAATAGCTACTGAAATAACAGAGTTTATGGAAAATAGAACTGAGTATTATTATGATGATTCTAATTTCTATCCAGATAGTTGGGAGATAAACTACACTAATTTAGGGTCTGTATTCAATAGAACATTTGAATATGATGGAGATAGTATGTTGAGGAATATTACACAGGAGAGAATTAGGTAATGGTAACAAATCCAAGAGGAGATGTGAGAACATTACCTGATCCCATCGCTCTTAAAACAAGAGGATTAAGGACAACTTATGTTAGAGAGATAGTTGTTGGTGTACCAACAAGATTACAGATAGGTGTTAATTCAAGAGAATTAGAAACTCCTGATGAAGAAAGTCTAACTGAGTGGACAACAACTGGAAGGGGAAAAATTAGATCAAGACCAGATCCTTTAGCAATGATTACAAAAGGAGTTAAAACAACTTATGAACAAAGAGATAAGGGAGCTTTAATGATAAATATACCAAAACCAAGTTCAGAAATCTCTTTGGATTTGGATAATGATAATACTATTGAATTGGAGGATAAATAAATATGGGTATTACACTAAATGCAAAGAATTATGATATATCAGGACAGGAATATACCCAAATAGCTACAGCAATTGCTATTGGAGGGACTACACTTGTGGTGGATAATACTACTGGATTTTCCTCAAATGATTATATAGTATTAGGAGATAGAGGTTCAGAGACATGTGAGATTGTTAAGATAGCTTCTGTTACTAATATTACAACACTGACTATAGGAGCAGCAGTATTTGCTCATGAAGTGGATGACCCAGTATATAAAATACCTTTTAATCAAGTTAGGTTTTATAGTTGTGCTACTCAGACAGGAACCTTTGCATTAATTACCACAGAAGATGCAGATGTGGATAATATTAATTGGAAGACCAGTTATTATCATTCTGCAGGAACTACCACAACATGGTACAAATATACTTATTATAATGAAACAACTACAGCAGAGACAGCTATAGCAGATTCTACAGCAGTCATTGGTGCTTACAATTTTTATTGTACTATTCAGGATGTTGGAGCATATTTGGGCATAGATATAGATGATAATACAGCTCCTTCTGCTTCAGCTGTTAGGGATATTATTGAATATGTATCAGATGAAATAGATAATCAACTTAATACAAGCTTTAGATCTAATACTATTCCAGCAACAGATTATGAGTATATAGATGGTGTTGGTGGAAAGCAGACTATTGAAGGTGAGACCTTTTATCAGGCAACATACTTCTTAAAACATACACCCATTATTACAGTTGATGATTTAGATGTTTGTTTGAATCCAGACACTACAGATGCAGCATCTGAAACATGGACAAATTTAACAGAAATTACAGATTATTATGTAGATAAAGATACAGGGAGGATTAGAATTGTTACTCCTGGATATGTACCTCCAAAAGGGAATAAGAGGATAAGGGTTGCTTATACTTGGGGTAGAAGTGCAGTTCCAACAGACATAAGAAAACTTGCAGTATTGATGACAATAAGGGATTTGATGAAAGGCAATATTGGTAGATCTTTGATTCAAGGTAGAGATGAGTTTGATGCTACACAATTTACTGCATTAGATAGAGATATAGAAAAGATAATGAAGAGTTACCAAGTTTATAAGATGGATATCATAATGTAAAGCGAACATTTATAAATTCAAATCACTTTAATAAAATCAATCACCTCTTTTTTCCTAATTGGTGTGGCTTATCGATGCCACACTGGTTGGGTTTTATTGAGGATAAAACGCTATAGGGCGAGGAGATTCCAAAGGGAACATGGCATTAAGTGCAGCAATAAGTAGAACAAAATTATTTTCTCAGGCATTTCATAATATATATAATTTAATTAATACTAGATCAAATATACCTGATCCTCTTGGTGGTTCTTCAAGGACAATGGTATATAAAAGAGAACCAGATGCAAAAGGGGGAAGTTTCAAAGGTTATCCCTTCATTATCATTTATCCTGTGAATGCATCCTTATCTAAATTTACTGTTGGGAATAAGAAGGCAGAATTAGTGTATGAATTTGATGTTGAAGTTAGAAGTTCAAATAGGATGCTTAGACCACATGATGGGAAAGGTGCTGAATATCTTGATGAAATTTCAGATGCATTGTATGCTACATTGGATAGTAAGACTAATAAGGATACCTTGAGAGAATATGGTATGTATAATCTTATTGTTAATACAGAATCAACAGATGTTGTTGATGTCTATCAGGAGAGAATATATGTTAGGAGGTTTAGGGTTGTATTTACACAAATGATGACTGTTTCAGCATAATGGTAGAGGCTATGCAAATTAAGGTTCATACAAGGGATGTTCTTCCAGCTATGAGAAGATATCCTGCAGCTATTAAAAGGGCTGCTACTAAAGGAATTAATGATTGGGGAAAATACTTATCAAGAAATTTAAAGATGTATCAAAGACTAAGTGGTCAAGGATCAACAGGATATACTAGAAAGGGGATTAGATGGTATCCCATGAAAGGAGATAAGGGTACAGGTTCATTGGGTATGCCTATAACAGGAATTTATTTAGATAGGGCCAAACCACACTGGGTGCCTTTGGCATCAAACATAAGGACTAGGAATTGGGCTAAGGCTGTTGGTTATAGGGCAAAGAAGCTTTGGTTTAGACCTAAACATTGGATAAGACCAATATTAAAAAGCACACTTACAAATTTAAAACCAATCGTTCAACAAAGGGTTGGTGAAGCAATTTCACGGAGGGGAAGATGAAATTTAAATATAAATATACAGGAACAGGGATTATGACATTTTGGGATAAAAAGAAAGAAAGACATACAGTTAGTTTAGACCATCCCGAGGTTATACTTAATGAAAAGATAGAAGTGGCTGGAATAGAGTTAGTAGAAGAGATTAAAGAAACTAAAGGCTCAAAGAAGCCAGGAGGTAAATAAACATGGCATTTCCAGACGCATGGGAGGAAACAGCTTTTGTAGAAATACAGGAGTTTGGTGGTAGTGCAATCCAATTTGGAGCTATCACAGATACAATTGATATTAATGAGGGTGATGTTCCAGGAGAAGGACAACCAACTTTAGCAGGTGGTAGAATCTGGAAGCAAAGTCCTCAAGAAGATGGGGAAATAACTTTAGAGATATACCCAGTAGAATTAGACACTACAAGTGGTGTTGGTCTATTCCAACATTATGCAGGTGGAACATGGGATACTGAAGAACCATTAATAACGGATACTGATTGGCCTGCAAGCACAAGCAGAACAAGAGATCAATTTAGGATTGTAGTATTATGGACTAACGATGCTTCAGCAACAACTGCAAGTGGAGCAACAAGTGCTAGTACAGATAGTATAAGATTTGCAGCTATGGGTTGTAGAATGACTTCACATAAAGCTTCATTTACAGATGGAATCTTAAAGATAACAGCAACATTTAAATGGCCAGCATTTAATAAAGCAGGAACTGTTAAGATGAGTAGGTGGGACAGTGGAGACCAAACCGCAATTGAAGCATTAAGCACATATGATGATGCTGATTCCTGGAGTTAAACATGGCAGGGAAATTTCCAGAAGCGTGGCAAGAAACTTGTTTTGTCACAATTCAAGAAAAAGGACAATCAGCCCAGCAGTTTGCTGCGATTACAGAGACCATAGATATTAACGAAGGAGATTATCCTGGTGAGAGTGTATCTACTACTGCAGGTGGGAGGATATGGAAACAATCTTCTGCAGAAGATGGAGAGATTACTTTAGAAATCTATCCCATCAAACTTGATTACGCAGCAGGGGGGGTAATATCCTCTATTAATGGAGATGGTACAGATATAATTTTATCAACAGCAACAGCACATGGATTGGCAATAGGAGACACAGTAAGGGTAAGTAATACAACTAATTATGGGACCACATCAACACCTGTTAATTATGTTGTGGATTCTGTTACAGATTCTGATACAGTTGTTATGAAATCTTCAACTTCTGAAGCTGAAGAAACTGATGGAACATGGGTTGGATATAAAGGTAATACTGGATTATTTCAACAATATGTTGGACATTTGTTACCAACTGCAATTAGTAGCATTAATGGTGATGCAGATAGTGTTGATATTACTTCAACTGCACATGGACTACAAGAGGGAGATGTGTTTGAAGTATCAGGCACCACAAACTATAATGGACCTTATGTGGTAACTACAAGAACAGATGCAAATAATATTGTATGTACAGATGAAGGACATAATGAAGCTGAAGAAACAGCAGGGTTTTTGACTAAAGTATCTGATGGAAGTCAACCATTATCAACAGATATTACACAATTAGCAAGTACTGCAAAGTTAAGAGATAGATTTATTATAGCTATTTTATGGACACAGGATATTGCAGTAGATAGTGCTATGGATGCTACAAGAGATACAGATAAGACAGCAATAAGATTTTATGCAAAAGAATGTAGAATTACAAGCCATAAAGCAAGTTTTACTGATGGGATTTTGAAGGTAACACTTACATTGAAATTTCCTTACATGAACAAAGCAGGAACAACTAAATCTAGTGCTTGGGAATCTACAGATGATACAGATACAAAGGTATTACCAGCATTAACATATACCTAATAAGATGGATGATGTAAGAGAAAAGATAGAAAAGATTAGGGAAAAGGTTGGAGTTAATAGTTTATACATCAGCCGAATTCCTGAAAAGACTAAGAAAGAATTCCAAGAATTTGCCACAGCAGAGTTTTGTGGTGATTATGGAATGCTTTTAAAACACCTTTTTGATTTCTATAAAGGTGCAATGCTTTCTGGTAATGAAGCTTATGATGTGGCTCTTGAAGATTTACATGAAAGAGTTACTAAATTAGAATCTACACCAGTAGAAGAAAAATCTGAAAAGGACAAAGTCCTTGAAAGAATACATAAACGAAAAGAGGCTCTAAAAGAGCGGGAGGAAAAGAAAAATGGACGATCTGGAAAAGTTCAATAAGCACATTGGGAAACCAGTAACAATAAAGATTGAGGGTGATGAGTTTGAATTTAAACCTTTAAACTATGAGCAGTTTGGAAAATTGATTGTGTTTGGTGGGAAGTATGGTACAGGAAAAGATTTTGATACCACTAAATTAGGAGAACAAGGTGCTGAAGAGATGATGGGATTATTTGTAGATATTGTTAAAACATCTTATCCTGAATTAGATCAAGAAAAAATAGATTCTTTTGTTGTACATAATCTTGAAGCATTAGGGAATCTATTGGAGAAATTGATGCCTGAAACTAAAAATAAAGATATAGATAAAATTAAAAAAAGGATTCAAAAGAATGGACCTGAACCAACTCAGGGCTAGAGTTAGTGGAGGAGGGAAAAAACAAGATTTAATAAAATCCCTCTTTCAGATTCATCATACCTTAATGAAAGAGTATGGTTGGATTTCCTTAGAAGAATTGAAGAAAACTCCATACGATACAATCCAGAATCTATTGGAATGTATTAATGATGAAAGAAAAGCAGAGGCAAAATCCATGAAACAGAAGAAAGGCAGAGGTATGTGGAGAAAGTAAATGGTAACAGCACAAACAATGCAAATAATAGTTGAACTTATTGCTAAAGATAAAGGTCTTAAAAAAACTTTTAATACCATGAATAAATCTTTGGCACAACAAAAGGTAATTACAGAAGGGCTTACAAAAAGATACAATACTTTTGGTAAAGTTATGGGTATGCCTATGGGAGTTATGAGAGACTTTGGAAAGGCTGGTGGAACTGCATCCATGATGACAACAAGGGGTGCAAGATTAGGTATGAGGATTAGACAATTAACACATGGTTTCCGTGGATTTAGAATGGAATTGCTTGGGGTTATGTTCTTTGGTATGGGTATTAAAAAGTTCTTTACAGGGTTATTAAAACCTGCACTTGAATTAGCAGGAATTATGGATATAATGAGGGTGATCCTTCAATTATTATTTTTACCAATTGCTCTTTTATTACTTCCTTTCTTTTTGGATTTGTTAGATATAGTACAAAACCTTAGTCCAGAAATGAAAATGTTTATTGGTATTATGACCCTTTTAGGTGTTGCAATTGGTAGTACTCTTTTCCTTGTTGCTATGTTTGGTTTAGGGTTAGGTTCCCTGGCACAAATGTTTGGTACTACATCAGCTGCTGCAGGTGGGGCAACAGCATCAGTAACAGCATTCAAATCAGCACTTGTTTTTTTAGCAGGTATTATGGCTCTTGGGGTATCCATTGCAATGTTAGTTGTTCATCTTAGTAATTTAAAAGAAGCATGGACAAAAAATATTGAATCCCTTTCTCTCTTTTCTGGTAAGGGAATCCATGTTGGTTCAATTATTAGATTTCTTATAGGGGATTTTCAGGGATTGCAAGATGTGATTACTGGTACTGAAGATGGTTTAAGGAATTTAATAAATTTTATAAAAGATACAGCATTGGCTATATTTGAGAAAGTTAGTACTGGATTAAAAACCATTGGTGGTTTCTTTGGAGTTGGTGGAGCAATAGGAATTACAGGTATTGGTCCAGGTGGATATGCTCCGGTGATGACAAGAGGAGCTGAAGCAGCTAATGCTACCGTAATTAATTATGAACCAACTTATAATGTTACAGGAATGGAAGAATCCAAAGTAAGAAATATGGTTGAAGAAAGAGATAGAAGTTGGATAGAAGAAATAGCAAGATACATTTTTACAGGAGGATTATAAAATGACATCAGAAATAGTATTGGAATCTGGAGAAACAAATGAGATGACGGTTTATTGTTTTAAAGTTGAAGAACTTAAATCTAAAGATTTAATTACTATTGTTCCAGCCCAAAGTACAACTAATTGGGGAGAGGGGATAAACGCCACACTTATAGTTGATTTATTAAGGATAACTACTAGATTTAATGTTGATGGAAAGATAAACTCTACAGATAGGACTAAATTTAAAGCCATTATGGAAGGTGGGGGAGTATTTACTATGACATATGCAGGTACTACATATAATGTTAATTTTGAAAAATCTATGGTAACAGAAACCCCATCAGATGCTGGACAAGGTGTGAATCCATCACATTATACAGTTAAGTTCACAGTAATAGAAGGAGTAGATTACGGGAGTTCATAAAGGTGGCTAAACGAATCTACACTGCAACAGTGAAGAAGTGGTTGATTACAGGTGGAATTGCCACAGGAATTATCATTGCAGGTATATTCACATATCTTTCTTTTCTTGGAGTTATTGATATAAGTGATTTTAGTGGAGATATGGTGTGTGCAGGTACTATTGAAGATCCTTGTTATGCATATATAAACTTCACTGTTAAAGAAGATGTATTTATTTATCCAGTGGATTATGATCCTTGGGGTAGAGACACGATCTTCGACTTTGATCCTGCGGTTGAGAGTTGGAAACTGCAGCGTAGTTGGGGTAGTGGATGGAGGAATATTCCTTTAGATAAATCCTGTACAGGAACTTGGTGTGGTTTAAGTAATAAAGATGATACAAGAAAGTTTAGTATTGCTTTTAGAGAAGGAAGAGAATATCAAATTAGAATTGTTGCTTATAAAAAAGATCCTAATGATTTAATTAAGTGGGGTGTATATCACGAAGATAAGGAAGTGATTGATCCTGTATGGTTACCTTTCCAAGACATGTTCACAGAGTGTTGGGGTTATAATAGGGTAGGACAAAATAGTCATTTAATTTATTGTTCTCAAACAGCGACGAGAGAATTAGAAACAAAATTAACTGCTAAGTTTTCTATGGGTGTTAGAGATTATAAAGTTAGTGAGATTGTAACAACAAGAAAACAAAGAGAAGTTTTAGATATTCCTAAAAATTCAAAGGAAGGGCAATATGTTTCTAAAACAGAATCTTATAAAGATATTAAAGAAGTCCCTTTGGATACATTTAAATCCTTAAATAGTCATTCTTATTCATTAACTTCTGCTCAACCTTATATGGAAGATGAAACAAAGATATTTAAAATAGAATGGGAAGATAAAGATATATCTTATGTTCAACCAGTAGATCATGGAGGATTAGTATCTTTTCCTTCTAAAAATATTTATACAAATACAATGACAATCAATCCAGAGACTTCTTATAATTATTCAGTAAATAATTGGGCGGGAACATTTGTCAATACAACTATAGACTCAGATGGAAGGATAAGATTAACTTTAAATGCATCTTATTATGAGGGTTTGGAAAAGTTTAATGAAGAAACTGATTTTGAATTAAGGATGTTAACTGAGGGTGATGCTGAATATGGACAAGCAGGATTAAAAGTTAAGATAAACACAGGCACATCTAAATTAGTATCTGCAACAGTAATGAATTGGACAGAAGGTTCAGCTCCTGAAGAAGGACATACTTGGGATGATTATAGATGTTATTTAAGAAATGAGTCACTTAATGAGTATTACGTGACAGAATTAGTTATGAGTCCTGCAGGAACATGTCCTTTTGATTATACAGTTCAAGAAGGAGTCACATATTATATAACTGTGGGGATATCTGGTAATGCACCATTTTATGCACAATATGCAGGGGATCAATCTTATCCATTACAATGGGATGGTATAGATGTTGTTTCTGGGTATAATTCTGAAACAGGTGGGGATGTAGATATGTTTCAAATTTTTGGAAAGGTTGTTTTAGAAAGAATAAATGATTCTTTTGATAATATAGGGAATTTTACAAGTTCAGGTTATTGTAAGAATTATCCTAATTTATATGATTGGGGGATAATAGATTATGGTCAAGTTGATAATAACTCTAATACTTATATAGGAATGGAAGTTGGATTTACAAATGATAATTCTACACCAACAGAATGGATTTCAGTTACTGAACAAACAGATATGAATAACATTAGTGCATGTTTCTTTTATAGACCTAACATTACATCAAAAGATGGATATGAATCTGCAAAGTTAAATGAAGTTAATGCTACATACTTGAGTACTATTCCACCTGCTTTGTATATAACAAAACCGGTTAATAACTCTTATCTCTCTGATTTTACTACAGAGTTAGAGGTTACTGTTCATGATGTTGATGGTGTTGATAGTGTGTGGTATTCTATTAATTATGGTGGTAACACAACCATAGATCCTCCATTAGGTAACACTACCTTTTCAAGATCAGAAGGGACATATTTACTTCAAGTTTTTGCTAATGATACAAGTGGATTAGAGAATCAAACAGAAGCTAATTTTAGTGTAATCCCTGCAGAGATTGATTTTTATTTAGATGGTCTGGACATAGATAGAACTTATGAATATGAAACATATGCTAATTTAACTGCTATTTCTAATGTTGAGGAACCAATATGTATTAGTTTAGATGCCCCTGGGTATTCTGCAGATGTATGTGGGGATGGTGTTGTTAATATTAGTTATCTTGTGGGTGATTTTAGGAGTAAGAATTGGTCATTATACAATTATGAAACCATTGATTTTTCAAGTACAAATCCAGGCCATGTTAATATAACCATTAAAGAAAATGTTACCATCAATACACTTAATTTTAATATCTCAGGAATTTTATCTTCTGGTTATCCAACAAACTTGGTATGTGATCTTGCTAATGATGGGGTAATTGATTTATCATTTCCTGGAAACTTATCAGGAAATACAATACATCAGATGCAAAATCATTTAGGATATACTACAGATTCACTATTATATGCTACTGCAGGAACCAATATTATTTATATCAATCTAAGTTCCAGTTCAGCTCTTGTTAGAACCATACAAGATGGGTGGCTTAATCTTTCTGGTGGTGTTGTTAATTCAGAAGGATATGATGAGATAGATTATTACTGGAATTCATCACACATAAATGCTGATAGTCCAGAAAACTCCACAGTCAATAATCAATTTACTTGGGAAGATTTTTCATTAGGTGATATTACTGGAAGATGGGGTGGAGGTTATACAATTACAACTGATACAAATATTCATGTTATTTCAGATTCTGCCGTTTATTGTTCTAGTTCAACAAGTTCAGATAGTGATAATTTTTATTCACAAACATTAGATATGACTAGGTTTGGATCAGTTTTTATGAAGGTATATGTTAGGGGGACTGCAGGTACATCTGCGGACAACACAGACACTTATTGCCCTTCAGCTTCAAGTTCTGGTACATTTCAACTTAAAGATAAAACAACAGGATCAACAACTTCTATAAAGTCTGCATCAGCTGCTGCTGGGGGTTGTTCAGCATGTTATAGTTCAAGTGATAGTAGTTCTGACACTTCTACATGGGAATTTAGGAAAGATGGCACCCAAATAAAAGTTTATAATGATGGTGTTTATTCACAATCAATAGATTATGATGCATCACACCAATATGAAGTGAGAATAGTAACATCTACATCTGCAACAGGAGATACATGTACAGGTTATTGTAGTCCAGATGGTGGTGCTGTTGCTCAAGCCCATGGATATATTTATTGGGTTAATGCAACAGGATTAACAGGTGAAAAGATTGGAGACTTCACATGGGGTAATTCAACAGTTACATCCAAGGATATGGCTGAATTTTCAACAGATATTATTTCAGCTACCTTAACAGCAACTGAATCTAAACCTTCTGGAACAAACATAGAATACTTCTTGTCTCCTGATGGTGGACAGAATTGGGAATCTGTTATTAATGGATTAGCACATACCTTTTCAAACACAGGAACATTCTTGCAATATAGGGCAAATCTTACAAGCACATATGCTCAAGATGCTGGTGGGGATTTAGATGAACAACCAATAGTATATGATTTAAGATTACAAGTCATAAATGGTACAGCAGAAAACATATCAATAGATGTTGGTGCAGATGGTTCTTTCGAATGGCATTGGAATAATAGCCTTAGTGAAACAAATAGTACAATAGGAATGATAAATGCTACAGCTATTAGGGATTATATGAATGAGAATTGTTTAATTACAAATGATTGTTTAATTCCAATTGCTATTAAGACAATGGGTGCTGGGAGAATAATTTATGATGGGATAGATCAGAATATTACTATCAATGGAATTTCTATTAATGAATTAACTAATGTAACAAATTATTTAATAGGTAATACTACAGTCCCAATTTATTGTGGTTCTTTATCATCTAATGGAATAGCAAACTTCACAGACTTAGATGCAAGATATAGAAGTGAAGAGAATGTTACAGTCACAGCATATTATGCAAGAAATGTATCTAATAATGTAACACAAACAATTACAATCAGATACTCTGATTATGAAATAAACTTACCTAATGATTTAGATATGTGGGAAGTTTATCCTAGTGCATTCACAAGTTTTAATAACACACCTTATAGCCAAGTTATAGAAACTTATATGAATATTTCAACACCAATATTTAATATAACAAGTCTTGCAGAAAAAGATCCATTCAACCTTGTAGTAAGATTAAACCATTCCACATCAACTTGTATTAACATGACCCTTGCTAATGATATTATTAAATCAAGAGGAATCATTGCAAACTTATCTGACCAATTAGTAATGTCTAACCTCACTACCTCAAACCATACAGGTATTTTTATGTGGGTTGATTTGAATGAATGTGATTCATCTGGAGTAAGATACTGGGATCCAATGCTAATATGGAATGCTTATTGCCAAGATTGTGTTTTCCCAACAGATATAGATGGAGTTTAAATGCCAAGAGATAGAACAACAACAACAAAGAGTAAAGGGATTATATGGATTCCTCCAACAACTACACCAGTATATAAATTAACAGTAACAAGGCATGATGGTACTGAAGATGATATCACAAACTTAATATCTAGATTAGAAATAGAAGATGGGGTTACAGAGTTTATAGGCAAGTTTAACTTTGAGATATATAATCCTGTTGGTACTTATAGTGGAGTATGGACAGGTATGGAAGTAGTTAATTATTATGCTGATTATGCATCAACTGCTACAACCCTTAGATTTAGAGGAAGGATAGAAAAACCATCTTATATGAATAATAAGATAAGGGTTAGTGGTAGATCTGAATCCTTAAAGTTTATGTCCTTAACAGTAACACAAAGCTTTGATGATCAGGAGTGTAGTGAGATATTAAAAAGTTTGATTAGCACTTACGGCACAGGATTTACATCTACTAATGTTGAAGCCTCTACCACTAATATGACTGCTAATTGGTATCAGAAACCTTTTTGGGAATGTGTACAGGAATTATGCTCTGCTGCAGGATTTGATTGTTATGTTGATTCAGCACTAGATTTCCATTTCTTTGAAATCGGAAGTAGAGAAAATACAGATGAAGGAATAGTCCATGATAAAAATCTCATTTCTGTTGGAGATTTTGCTAATGATACAAGCATAGTTAAGAATAGAGTTATAATATATGGTGCTGAACAAGATGGTACTAGAATCCTTCATACTGAAGAAGATATAGATTCACAAATCTTAAACTTCCTTAGAGAAGAGATAGTATATAATACTAATGTAACAAGTGAGGCTCAAGCACAGGATCTTGCTGTAGCTAAACTTGCTGAATCTAAAAATCCACCACTTGTTGGAGAAGTAAAAGGAATCTTATTAGCTACCATTCAACCAGGACAGAAGATTGTAATATCCTCACCAGTTGATAATCTCAACCCTGGATTATATGATGTAGTTAATTATAAACATAATATTGGTGGATCAGATTATTTCACTACTGTTAACATTTCAAAACAACCAAGAAGGATTACTCATGCAATAAAAAGCTTATTTAAGAAAACTGAAGAAACCCAGGATATGTCTCTTAACCCTTATGCTATGGGTTATTCATACAATTTCCTTTTCAATTCAGATACAGGAACTCATACCGCTACTGAGATATCAGATGGTGTACTTAAAATATCTTCTGGTAATGATGCTGGATCATGGATTAGTGCTTCAAGAAGTACTACATCAAGTGTAAGTGAAGTTTATTTGTATGCTATAGGAGACACCATCTCAGGAGCTACATTTTATGTATCTGGAAACGATGGTGCAGATTGGGAGGAAATAGATTCTGGCTCTAAAATAACCTTATCAGATAGTATTGGAACTAACTTTAGAATTAAGGTGATTTTGAATGATACATCAACCAAAGTAGATAGTTTATTGTTATTATATTCATTAACTTAAAGCAAACCTTTATAAAGATATAAAGGAGAAAATAAACAGATGACATTGCAAACCATTGAAGGTAAATTAGAAAGGATTAACGGAACCATAGAAGGTGTTAAGAAAGATATTACTTATATTCGTAAAGAAATTGAAGGTAATGGTTCTGAAGGTCTAAGAAAGGAAACAACAAGAAATAGTAACTTTAGAATTGCAAGCAAGGCAAGAGCTAAATTCATTGGTTTGATTGTTGGGGGAGGAGGCATAATAGCCATCCTAATATTCATACTATCAAAAGTATTATAAAAACATTAAGGAGGTAATATGGTAACAAAGACAAAATATAATGGTTGGATAGGTATATGGAAAACTGTTAAAAATTCAGCATTCCTATTAATTCCTTTTGCCGTAGCATTACTTGCAGGAGTATCTGCAGAATATGCTTGGATTACAGGACCAATTGTTTATTTCTTAAAGAATTTATATGAAGTAAAGTCTGGAAAGAAATAGAATTAGGATATATTATTATAGTAAAACATATAGCTTTAAGAATATAAAGCTTTATATAGTAGTTCATTTTAGATTAGATGTGTTGTAAAGATGGTTAAACTGATAAACGATATACTCCTATCCAAATTTGTGGATAAGAAGATTAAGATATATCTAAATGAGAAACTTCCCTTCCATATACAAAATGCCGTTAAAGAGCATGTTAAAACCAGCCCTATTGATATTCCTACAAAGTTAGTTGATAAGACTATCAAAAAAGAAATTTTAGATTATCTTCAAAAACATGGTCTTTTAAGATTCTTACGAGATGTTGCAAGTTCTGAATGTAAGAGTTATTTTGATAAGTATTTAAGAAAAAAGAGGAGAAAGGTAAGGTGAATGATTTAATAGAATGTAAGTATAGGGAAATAGAAAAGAAAGAGGGTGATGAGGATTGGGTAATCTGTAAACATCCTACTCAAGGAACTTATGGTAGAGTTTTAATTGATGGTATGAAAGATTGTAAAACTTGTAATCTTATGCATTTTAATAATTACAAACTAAAAGAGATTGCCCTAACAGTAAATCAATACTTTTCATCTAAACATTACCATATGGCAACAGAGCTTATGGTGGATAAGATAAAAGAATATCACAAGATTTATACCACAAGAGATGATGAAAAATCAGAGATGTGGATGTATAACGAAGGAATATACACACCACAGGGAAGATGTTATATCAAAGAGTTTTGTAGAACAATCCTTGGTACATCATACACCACCCAAAGATCTACTCAAGTAATATCTAAAATGGAAGTTGATACTTATATAGACCAAAAGGATTTTTTTAAAGAATCTTATCCTGGTGAAATTGCAGTTCAAAATGGAATATTAAATTTAGAATCTAAGAAGCTTACTCCTTTTAATGATAATAAAATCTTCTTTAATAAACTTCCAATGAAATATAACCCAGAAGCTAAGTGTCCTAACATCCAACAATTCTTTAGAGATGTATTAATGAATGAGAAAGAGATTAAGGTTATACAAGAGTTGTTTGGTTTTTTATTGTATAAAGAATATTTTTTAGAGAAAGCTTTCATGTTCTTAGGTGATGGTAGAAATGGAAAGGGTAAGACAATTGATTTAATGAAAAGATTTTTAGGTGTAGATAATTGTGTTGAGATTCCTTTAGATGATCTTGAAAGAGATTTATTTGCTTTAGGAGAAGTATTTCAAAAGATGGCTAATTTGTGTGGGGATTTATCTAAAACAGCTTTAAAGAATACAGGCAACTTCAAGAAGCTTACAGGAAGAGATTATGTATCAGCACCAAGAAAGTTTAAGACAAGAGTATCATTTACTAATTATGCTAAGATGGTATTCTCTTGTAATGATTTACCTTTAACTTATGATGTAACTCCTGCATTCTTTAATAGATGGATAACCTTGGATTTCCCTTATGTATTCTTACCACAAGAAGAAATAGATAAAGCAGAAGATAAAACTAATTTAAAGCTTAGAGATCCAAACATCATAGAAAGAATAGCAACACCACAGGAATTAAGTGGTCTATTAAATTGGGCTTTAGAAGGTCTTAAAAGGTTAAAAGAGAACAAATCTTTTTCATATAGCCCAAGCACAGAAGAAACTAAAAGGAAATGGGTAAGGAAATCTGATAGTTTTGTTGCTTTTGTAATGGATAATATTAAAGAATGTGATAATGAGCTGTATATTACTAAATCTGATTTAAGGAAAGCATATGCTAAATATTGCAAGAAACATAAATTAAAATCATCATCAGACAAGGCTATAAGGACTGTCTTTGCTAATATGCTTGGTGTTGGTGATGCCAGAAAGAATATTAGTGGACAACAAGTTGCTATATGGGAAGGAATTCAATTTAAAGGTAGTAAGGTTAGTGAGGATATTTCAGATTATAAGGAAAAAGAAGTAGTATGTGAGAAAATAGAAAATGAAGATTAATGGTATTGAATGTACATTTAATGGTGGAAGCTGGGATGTACCAGGAAATACTAATCTAGGGAAATATTTCCTTGATAATGCTCATAAGTCGAGTGGACAAAAAACACAGGAGAAAACCAAAATGGTAGATGCGCCGAAAGCTGGTGGACCTAAATTCCAGAAACAAATGGGTCAATTTAAGATGGCTGCTTGGGAGAACGACAGATTGATTAATGGACAAAATGTGAAAGTTATCAATCTAACCCTTTCTAGAAGCTATAAAAACAAGGAAGACAAATGGATTGATGAGAAAATCTATTGTAGGGCTAATGACTTGCCTAAGATAGCAAGTGTTTGCATGAAGGCATTTGATGCACTTTATGAGAAAGGGGGTGAAAGTGGAGCCGTTTAGGCTTCACACCCCACATGAAACCAATAGAAAAGATTATAGACAACCACATCAAACAGCTTGCTATGATACCCCCCACAATGCCGAGAGATACTCTATACCGCAACTTTCTTCAAAAGTGGGTGTGTAATTATCTTAATTATGTTGGAGAGCTTAAAGAAGTAGATATTTATAATAACACAATACTTAAAATGAGTAAAGTGTTACCTAATTGTATCTATAAAGGTACATCTAAAAAGAAAAATAGTGGTGTAGATTATCACTTAGGAGGCTTGGAGTGGTAATTTCAAATGAAACTAAACAAAAAATGAGTTTAGCACATAAAGGGATAAAACATTCTAAAGAACATAAGGAAAAGATAAGTAATTCTATCAAAAGATGGTGGAAAAAAAGAAGAAAAAAATTAGGTAAATCTTTTGGATATCCTGTTAAAGGAGGTAGAATAATTTATAATATTGATGGAAAATACATTTTAAGAAGCCATGTTTCTTGGTGTGTTCATAATAAATTTCTTAAAGTTCCAACAGGATGTGTTATTCATCATTTAGATTTTAATCCAAAAAACGACAATATAAAAAATTTAATATTAATACCAAAACAAACACATGATAAATTTCATCAGTTTATAAGGAGGAACTAAAAATGGTAGATAGAAATGATAAAGCAGTTAAAATTGCTGGGATAAAACAAGAAGTAGAAAAAAACATAGACAAGATAGCTAAAGAAGTATGGGAATTAAGAGCATACAAACAACAAGAAGAAGCTAAAATAGCACAAGTAAATGCTAAACATGGGAAAGATGGTATATTGGTGAAGTATAAGGGTAAGATCCGTAGATTAATTGACATAGAGCATCAATTGAAAACAGGTAAGGATGATAGGAGAGGTCTTTGGGAACCTATAAATCCACAATGCCATGACTACATTGTAAAAACAGTCAATATGCTTATATCTGAAGCAGAATATCTTAAACATCAGTTGAAGATGGATAATGATATCCTAAAAGCAGATATGGGATTTACCCAAAAAGAATTAAACAAAGCAAAGGAGGATGCCAAGAATGGAGTTGGAGGATATAAATACTTTAAATGAACCTAAACCAAAGAAAACCATCCCATTAAAGATTGGTGGAATTATTGTGGTATTATTAGTTATAATTGGTGTGATAGGATTCATTATATTGGAATCAAGCTATAAAACCAAATTAGATGAAGTAATTATTGCACTTCAACCACAAGAAACTTTTAATGCTGGGATTCAATGGACAATTAATTCATTGGTAGAACAAACTAAAGATTGTAATGTTGTACCAATAACTACAACAAATGAAACAATCCGTATCATAAGAGAGGATTGTTAGGAGGAAATAAAAAATGGCAAATAGAGATGGAACAGGACCAAGAAGTGGTTCACAAGGACCAAGAGATGGAAGAGGACAAGGAAAAGGTAGAGCAAGTGGTCAAGGAATAGGAAAAAAGAAAGGTGGAAAAAAAGGAGGTTGTTAAAATGTTATGTGATATGTGTGGCAAACCCTGTCCTAACAATGAATGGAATGGGTATAGAAGTGCAGATGGATTAACAATTAGATTCTGCAATACCTGTAATACAAAAATATTGAAGACCAATGAAGACAATTGTAGGAAAGAAAAAGAAAGGAAAGAAAAGGAAGTAGAGGCACCTAAGAGTGGTATGGAAAAGATTATTGAAGAAACTACAAAAGATTTTAAAGAAGAGGTAGAAAAGAGTGGGGCAGACAGAAGTACTGAAAGTACTGAAGAAACACAAGGGACAGAAGCTTAGTGCTAGGGATATAGCACAAGCTATGCCCCAGAATAATTCATGCACTATTTTTGTTAGTCTAAAGAAGCTAAGAGAAAATGGAACAATAAACTCAGAGATGAGATTTAATGGACCATTCAAGTTTTGGGTGTATTGGCTTGGTGGGAAGAAAATGGAAGAAAATAAGGTTATACCCCTTATTATCAAAGATCCAATCTCTGACACTAAGAAATCCTTTCAAGAATACTTCAAGGATACAGAGAGATTATTACAGGAAGCTAATCATAATGCTGAAGACCTTGACAAGTGTTTATATAATGTGCTATTACATTGTGAGGGATTGAGTTTGTTTGGCTTAGCTTACTTTGATACATATGAAAGAAAGAAGAATGTGCTTAACATGGTAGCGAAATTAAACAAAACAATAAAAAAACTAAAGGTGGTGAAAATATGAAATACATGTGTGCAGGATGTTTTAATACGTTCGAGAGGAAAGAATTAGTGGAAATCTATGATGATGCAACTGCTGGAAAACATATAAAAGAATATAGATGTAAGGATTGTCTAAAGCCAGAGCATAGAAGATATCATAAGTTAGACAATAATTAAGATGATAAACCTAATGATTTGGATGGCTATAGAAGATGAATTAGAACATCAGGATGATGAGGATATAATATGACAAATCCCAGAGCCAAAGGAAGTAGAACAGAAAGAAGAGCTAAAAAAGAATTAGAACTTTGCGGTTGGAATGTCTATCGTGTTCCTGGAGCTATTAGATTTAATAAGGGTGTTGACTTGTTTGGCTTATGGGATTTACTTGCTTTAAAAGATAAACAAAGAAAATGGATTCAATGCAAGACTAACAAGTGGGTTAATCTTAGACCCTTTCAGGCCTTTAAAAGGGAGTATGGAAATGAGTATGATTCTTTTGAGATTTGGACATGGTATGAACCAGGTAAGTCCAAAACATGGAAAGGTTGGAGAAAACAAACATTATAGGAGGATAAAATGGAAATACATTTAGTAGAAAGAAATGAGAAAGGTGCGTTTAAGAACAAGGAAATCTTTAGTTTGCCAGACTTTAAGTTTCAATTAGAAGATGATATAATAAGAGCTATTGAGAAACAAAGTTTTATGCAAAGGGTTTTTAGCAAGAGATTCAAGTTTGATGTAGCTAACTCATCTACTGATCTAATGGAAAATCATTTCAGAGTTAGATTGAAGCAAGATATTAATTAGAGAAGAGGAAGATAGCACCTATTTAGTTTAGTGTTCATTTTATCTCCTCGTCGGTTAGGTTGAAGAATTCTTTTATGAAATCTATCTTTCCTTCAAAATATCCAAAAAGATAATGGTTTGCTTCTAATTTTGTCCCAGACCTTTCATTATCAAATTCTTCCCTAATTTCCTTAATCCACTTGATTGCTTCTTGTTTTAAGTTATCATGTGGTCTAATAAAGTTCTTACAATCACATTCATTACAAGGTTCTTTCTCCCCAATTTCAGTATTCCAATCATGCTGTTTTATATAATGACCACAAATACAAGCATCATCATAAATACCTAAATCAATATCTTTCAAAGTCTTTAGTTTCATTTTCTTTTCTCCTTCTGTTTTATATACATTAATAAATCATAGGCAAGTAATTTTGTAAAATGTTCTCTTTTTGCCTCCCCTGTCCATTTATCAAAGTTTTCTGGTAGTGGTGGAACTTTCATTCTACCCACTCCTCTGTTTCTGTATCAAGACTAACTTGTATATCCTTATTTTTTAATTCTTTTCTTAAAATTTCTTGTATGGTCTTCCATCTATCTTTGTCTCGTTTAGATGAAGGAATCCTAACAATATATTCTTGGGCATAATATTGTTTCATCCTAACAACCCCTCTCTTACTTTATGTGTCATCTCAATCAATCCCTGTAAGTTCACTTCACCGATCTTGTGTCCAGCGAAAAGATTACACAATCCTTTAAAAACAGCCAAGTTTTCAATCCTTCGGCTTCTCTCGTCTTGTGTTTCTTGATAAGAACTCGGAGAGTTCTGGGTGGTTGGCATGGGTTTTTGTTGTGTTATTACCTCTGTTTCCACACGCTCGGACTTCACAAGTGGTGTCATCTTTTCTACATAGGAAAAATTATTTTGTTCTCCAATCTCAACATCCACTTGAAATCCAATCTTAAACTCTTGCAACCATTCTTTTAATGGCATCCCATTTTCCCACCGATTTAGTGCTGTGGCGTCATCAAAGAATATTGTAACATATTCTTTTCCATTTCTTGCTTTTTTTATTGGTGATATCCCGCTAATAGTTTTATTTACCATTTGTTTAACCTCCCAAGATGCCAATTTGTATGACATTTTGAACATAAAGTATAACCTTCATCCTTTTCATAATTTGTATGATGAAAATGTAAGGTTTTTGTTTTACCACAAATTACACATTTTTTGCCTCTTAAATTTCTTCTTAAAGTTCTTCTATATGCTTTTCTTCTTTGAGGATATTTAAGGTCATATTCATAAATTATTTTATTAAGTTTTTCACGATGGTTTTTTCTAAATTTTTTATGTATTTCTTTTACTTTTTCTGGATTTTTTGCCCTCCATTTTGCTGTGTCTTTATTAACCTTTTTTCTATTCTTCTCTACCCACCTTTGATTTACTTTTTTAATTTTCTCTTTATTTTGTTCTGCATATAATTTAGCTCTTGCCTTTATCTTTTCTTTATTTTTTTGATAATAAATTTTAGACATTTTCTGATATTTTTTCTTATGTTTTTGATAATACTCTTTCCCATAATTTAAATTATTTCCTTTCAATTTTCACACCCTGAATTGTTTGTTTCATCTTAACCTCCTTGATTATCTGCAGACAGGGAGTAATGGGTGCTACAAAGACCACCGCTTCCCAAGATTCCAACCCGACGGCATCAGTCCCTTGCTGTTACTCCCTTGTTTTGGGCTTTTCGGTCGAACCTATTTAGCCCAGATGTGGAGTATCCTCTTTGCAAAGGTAGATTTAATGAACATTAGGTTCACTCTCCTTCATATCCTTATGCCTCTTTTGGATATGTTTCACTACCATCTCTGGCTTTTGGAAACTCATCCCACAAAAGATACAAACATAATTTTTGTTAGCTAATATCATTCCCTCATCACCCATCTTAAAGCTGAGAGATAACCTGCATGATAACTTTTTCTTACAGGATTATCTTTTACCTCATAAGGGTTATCATCTTTTTTTAATCTTTTATATTGGTCTTGAATTTCTTTTATACTTTTCATTTTCATCCTCCTCGTTTTGTGTCATATCCCATCTTATTCAATAACTTCTCTAACTTTTTGAAATAATTAATGGTATCCCTTAACTCTGAGATCCATATACATACTTCATAATCTACATCCTTAACAATTCTCTTTTTGGAAAATAAAACCTGCATAGATCCATTAGATAATTTCTTATAACCGACTATCTTGTGGCGTTTTACTTTCTTTGCTTCTATGCTCCACAATCCTCCGTCAGGGATAAGAATATCTCCATGCTTAAAATCAATACTCACACCACAACCATTCTTCTCAAGGAATTTTTGAAGTTCTTTCCGTTTAGTTCTTAGATCCATTACTCTTACCTCCTGTTAATACTTGATAACCAATACTCCTTGAACATTTTTCACATAAATATTCTTGATGCAAAAATATTTCATCCCTTCTATATCTTCTATACTTAGGTAACAACCACCACTTATCCCACCAAGAGAATTTATATACTTCCCCAAATTCTTTCTTACATCTCAAACATTTGACTTTTAATATTCTTTTCATCTTATAATTTTATTTATTTGTGCAACATCACAATCCTCCCTTTCTAAACAAAATTGAATAAAATTAACACATAAATCCCAACCCCTATAATAATCCTCTTTTGGGCAATTTTGGTTTACATCAACATTATTATCCATAGCATGTGTTCTTCCTGTGCCATAACCAATACTAAAAATTGCTATGGCTACCACAATAATTAATATCCACGCCCATATTTCTTTCATCCTATCATCCCTCCACATTCTAAACAATATGTAAAGATCTCATCAAAATTCCCATGATGGATAAGACTTAATTCATAACGTTCTTCACAATCACAATCTGTTCCCCAATTCTTTAATATTTTTAATTCATTTAAGAGTAATTGTTCTGTTTTTAGATAGTTATCAACTAATTCTTTAGTTTTCTTCATCATTTATAATCTCCCTCTCTTAATAGTTCACATATTTCGCTATGTGCCTGTTCAACTTCTGCTTTATCCATCTTCAACCTCCTCAATTTCTATATCAGTTGATTTATCAATCAGTCCCTCTACCTCTTGATATTCTTCCCATAGTTGTTGCAAATAATCTTGGAAGTTGTGTATTTCTAAAAACTTTTCTGTAATCCTCTCTTGATTATTTTCTAACCATTTATCATATTTCTCATCTAAATTAACTTTCTTCATCATCAACCTCCTGTTCATACATATCACACTTACATTCCTGCACTCTTTCTAAATATTCTTGTCGTTCTTCTGCTTCTTCTTTTGAATCAAATTCTTCTTCTTCATCTTTTCTATAAATCACTAAGATATATGTTTTAGGCATCTTCAACCTCCTCATGTTCATCAATATAACATACCTCACAAAGTTCATCACCATGTATAGGGGCTATATGATTACACTTTCTACATTTACCTATTTGCATTTTTACTTAATTTCAATTTCCTCCCCTTTGATGAGTTCATCTTCTACAACATTCCACCCACATTCCCTGCAAGAGAGAGTGTAAGTTTTGTTTGTAACTAATTTATCTGCTACATCCCCAGCTTTATTGCCTCTTAATTCTACTACATCTTCCATACTTCTGTTGAACTGATCTGATTTACATTGTTTACATTTTAGTTTGTGCATTTTCTTTTCCTCCTTTACAGAACCCTTTGGGTTCTTTAATGGTTTTTGTTTGTCATTATAAATTTCGTGATATGCTTCTGAATGACACTCTGGACACTCCTCAAAATGTTTTAGTCCTTCTGTGCCACAGCGTTCACACTTTATCTTTTTCATTTTTCACCCCTTCAATATCACCATCTTTTCACTTTTAAAGTTCCCCTCATTATTGGTTTTCCTTTAGGATTAAACCAAACCCCTTCACCAACATTTAATGTAATGGGATTCTTCATTGGTTCATCACATTTACAATTCTTTAAATGTTCCAATAAATCCTCCCACATCCTTTCTACTTCTTTATTTTCTAATTCTTTAAGTGGAAGTTTAAATTGTTTTTTCATTTCATAAGTTACACCACCAATAGCATTGTGTATCTCACCATTAAAATAAATCCCTTTTAAATAAAGGTAACTCATTTTTCTCCCCTTCCAATCTTTTTTATCATAGATTTTTACATTCTTAAATATTCTTTTGAGTTTCATTTCCCACCTTCCAATTCTTCTTTTAGTTCTTCCAAGATACTATACATTTGAAATCTCCCTATAGGGTGTGGTAACCCTTTTTGTATCTTATCAATCTTCTCAAGCATCTCTGATTGAACTCTCTGTCGTTCGTTCTTCTTGGTTTCTTTGATTGCTATGTCTATTGCTCTATCTATTGCCTTTTCTTTTGCTTTCATTTTCTATTTCACTTTTTCCTCACTTTTTTTTGCATCTTTTACATCACCATCCGCTTCACAAAACAAATCAGGCAAATCCCTTTTGGAATCTAAATCCTTATTGTATGGAAATGTTTTCTTCCCAACAACCTCCTCGTCAGTAATTATATAATATGTGTTGATGGGAACTTCTAATCTATACTCACTTGTGTTCTCTGCAATGTTAATGATCTTTCTTCTTAATGTAGTCCCTCTAACTAAATTGTTGAAGTCTATTGCCTTAACCAAATGTGCTTTAACTAAACTACAAATAAACTTATTCCAGAAGTTTACTTGTGCTGATGAAATGATTACATAATTATTAAGGTGAGCGATTCGGTTAAAGAATCTCTTGACCCTATCTAACTGATGTCCTGATGTCTGCACATGAAACAAATCAGCAAACTCATCAATATAAATTATTGAATTTTTAATCTTTAAATCTAATACATCTTCTATTGAGTGAACTATTATCATACCTTGTTGAGTTAAATAAGGGTGTAGGTTTGGTTCTATCCCAAGCAGATAAATATGGAGTTTCTTATGCTTTGCCTTTAAATTTAAAATTAATTCAAGGACTAATGAACTCTTACCGCTGTGGGTATTACCAACTACACCAACACTTCTATACTTTTTAAACAAAGTCTTCAATACCACCTTCTCTTAATTCCCAATTAATTTCAACCAAAAAGGTAAAGTAGAATAGAAGAATCCTAATTCCAACCAGAGGAGGAATAAAGAACCTTACCTTTACCTTCTTGTTTGTTGCATTAGGGAACGAACTTCTTAAACTCCTCAACCAACTTCATTAATTGCTTATCAGTTCCAGCAGACAAGATTTTAATGATGATGTCATCTCTCTTATTCCTTAACTTCTTTTTTAATTCTGTTTGTATTGGGAATGAATCTGGTCTGACATAACCCTTCTTATCACCATCACCATAGCCATTATTTTGAATGAATCCTATGTTTTTATGTTTAACTTTGTTGATTATTTGGTCTTGGCATCTCTTCCTTTCCTTTTCATAGCGGTTTTCTAATAGCTTGGCTTTATTGTATTTGTTTAAGAGATCCTGCAATGGTTTGTTCTTTTTAAGTTCTCTTTCCTTAATTGCTGTTTCCTGTCTAACTCTTACATTAAATGCCTCGCTGTTAATTCTTTGTTCTGTAAGGTTTTTTACTATCCTTATTACTTGGTCTTTTTCAGTTTTATTCATTGTTTCACGCTCCTATATTTTCTTTTGTTTTAATCTCAAAGTCTTTTGGATTACAACTTCCTGTGCTGATTTTATTGTGTATAACACAATACTATCTTTCTTTACATTATCAGTATCTGAAAGTTCTTTGATGAAATCTTTTGCATCCTTCTCGTTGGTGAATGCTTTTACTGGATCTCCGCAACCTTCTAAATCCCATTGAACCAAATGAGTTATTGGTTTAGGTTTGTAACCTTTTGCTGGTTCAAACATTTCGTCAGTCCAAGAATACTCCTTATGGTCTTCTTCTATCTTATAACCATTAACAAATATACTTGCAATAGTTAAAGTGCTACCTTCAAATTGTTTAAACATATTAGTAGTAAAAGTAAAATACCCGCACTCTTCACCCCCTTTTAAATCTTTTCTTATACTTACCTTATCTCCAACTTTAAATTTTTCATTACTCATTTTTAATTTCCTCCGTTTTATTTTTTAAAACAAAACTCTACCGAGTTTTGAACTGCCTTCCAATCATTTTATACCATTTATGTGTGGTTTTTTGATTAAGATTATTATATTTCTCTTCAACTCGCTCTCTTGCTTTCGCTCTAACTTCAATTCTTGCTCTTTCAAACTTATTATTTGTCATGTTTCACCTCCGTCTCACAGACTATACTTAATTCTCTTTTAAGCCACTTCTCTATTTTTGATGCGGTTTGTTGCTCTTGAAATTCCGTTAAATCTTCTGATAAGATTACAGAAGCCCACGCTAATTTTTTAAGTTGTATCATTTCTTACACCCCACGACAACAGCGACGATAAGAATTACTATTAAAATTATTATTCCAACCACTAATCCAATCCATAATGGAGATAATACCCACCACCAAGACCAAGCGATTAAACCTGTAAGTTTTAAGACGATAAATATTATTAGTAATGTTCCCATCAATCCAAATTCACTATGTCCTTTATTGTTCATTATTTCACATCCTTTAAAATTTCATCACGCTTTTTGATCCAAGCTTTAACTTTTTGCATTTCAATCATATGAATAGCTGTCCAACATTTAGTGCATTTCCACCCATGATATATCCCTCTTTCATGACATTCGCTATTGGCTATTACCTCTTCGTATTCATGACATTCAGGACACCACATATTTATTTCTTTAGGATATTCTTTTTTTTTCTTCTTAAACATTATTTCGCCTCCAAAAGTTCTGGGTTTTCATAGATGTTACCTATTACTTCCATTAGAAGATGTGCATAAGTTGTAAATCCACCCTCTTCAAATTTAACAAGAAATCTTTGTCCTGTTATACAAGTATTTTCTATAATATCACCCTCATAAATCTCTACACCATTCTTATCTTTAAGACCTGTGAATTGCATTAATTCTGCATCTTCCCAAGTAATATCACTTTCATGAATATGTGCTTCTGTAAAAACCCATACCCCTAACTCTATCTTCCAAACATCCTTCATTACTTTTTCAGTCTTATCCCACGCTCTAAATTTAATTTCTCTCATTCCAAATCACCCCAACAATATTAATGTTAAAATTAAGTTCCAGATCACTAATATTAAACATACTCTTTTCAAAAATGTAAATCCTTGACGAAATAAGTCATTTAAATCTAATTGACCTTTCCAAAGTTTAACATTATAGTTAAGAATACTTACAACTCTTTTCAACAACTCTTTTGTGAACCTTTCAGGTTCACTTTGATTCACTCTCTTTTTTCCCATTTTGAATATAATATCCACCCTTCTTGCAAGGCGATAAGCTTGAAATGGCGTATATCCGACCTCATCCAAATCAAGTTCCCTTATCTTGGGGAGGGATCGGAAAGGTAACCCTTTATTCCCCTAATATCCTTTTGCAAGGGTGGATTAATTGATAAATGAACCTAGATATATATGTTAGAGTTTAACACACCATATTCTTAACTGATCTGCTACGCAATAGCTGTTCGTGTTGTCATAAATCATAGCTATTTGGTGTCCCATATCTTTATCACCTCTTATCACATAAGGATATGCTGTGTAACCTAATGCTCTTGCTTTCCTTACATACCACCACGAATAATCATAACAATCCCCTCCGTTCGTAAATAGGTCTTGTTCTGATTTGATTGTGTCGGGGTTTAAAGTGTAATTATAATGTTGTTTTAGTTCTTGTTTAAGGTTGATGATGTTTTGCTTTAATTTTGTAAAATTTGGTTTGATGGTGTTGTTGGGGGTGTTATTCATCAAAATATCTTCAAAGTCTTGTTGTGGGGGAGATATGGGGTGTAAAATAGGTATTGCAGTAGCTAATACAACTCCAATTATTAATCCAAGTATTAAAATGGTAGTATTAAAATGGTAAATTCTTTCATATTGGGATTATCAGGATTTGAACCTGAATCCATTGACCCCAAATCAACGATGCTAACCAAGTTACACTATAATCCCTTTTGAACCCACATAGCAAGAAGCTGATCAGTTATGAAGTGATGGCTTTAAAATGCTGTGCGGTTTGTTCAATAACTTAAATCTTCTGATTTAAGCCATTCTAACTACCACATTGCTTGGAAGTAGAAGGAGTGCCCCCCTCAAAAAACCTATCTGGTATCCTTTGATATCTATTCTTTTTCTGGTTGAGCTCCTCTTTTATGCACTCATCCACATAATCAGCTATTAGAATGAATAGCTGTCCTGCTTTATGAGGAGTTAGTTTTAGTGTATTATGGATATATTCCCATAATACCTTGTATGTTGTGTCTGAATCTTTCCTATTCATCTACTCCACCTCCTTTTCTTTCAAACATTCTTTACAAATCACTATTTTAGCACCATTTCTAAGATTAAACACTCTTTCTGAGTAACTTACTTCTTCTCCGCATACATCACAATTAAATGGCATTCAAATCACCTCCCTTGCATACTCTTGCTTGATAACATCAACAACATTAATCTTCTTTATAGAAGAAGCAGGGGTCTCTGACCCCTTACAATTTGGACATTCAAAGTCATTTCTATCTTCAACCCAGAAGAAACAACCACAATCAACACATTCGTATTTAACTTTGTCTTTCATCTACTCCACCTCCTTTAAATGTTTCTTCAACTCCCTCAAACAATCATAACATATTGGAAAATCATAGGGCGCTTTTTCTTTATTCCAATTTGGGTGTCCATATACCATTTCTTCTAAATCAACCCCACATAATATACATTTAGCCATTTCCATTTACTCCACCACCTTAAATATCACTCCAAAAACACCTTCTAACCATTCTTTAAAACTCTCATTATCAAAAGTTCCACCATTAAAACTCTCATACAATTCAACTAATTGTTCCTCCTCCATCAAACCAATACATTTCTTAATAATGTTTCCTTCTGTGCTTTCAATCAATTCCATCTACTCCACCTCCTTATGTTTCAAATATTCTTCTCCAAATAAAATAGCTTTCTCCAAATCTTCTTTACTCTCTCCAAATACCTTTACCAATTTCTCATATTTTCCCAAACCATAATAAACACCAATTCTCAAATCATCTTTTTCTTCATTTATTTCTTGTATCCTAATTTCCTCATTTTTTCCTATATAAATTACCATTTATTCAACCTCCTCATCTTTAATAATCTCGCCACCTGTAAAACCTTGTTTTATTTGTTCTGCTATGTGTTCCCTGTCAATATCGGTTAATTCGTCATAAGTGTTACCCTTTAACTCTAAATCCCACCAACCTCTATTTTTAGCCATTTACTTTACCTCCTTTAATAGTTTAATAGCTTCATTTAAACACCATTCTTTTTCTTCTGCTGAATATTGGGAGATGTTAGATTCGTCAATAATGTAAAAATCTCTAATATCTTCCAAAATCTTAATTAAGTCTTTGCCTTTAGCCATTCTTAATCACCGCCTAAATTATCCCACACTAAATCGTGTAGAAAACCATTAACATTCTGATTTAAAACTTCTGTGTCATTAATTCCCTCTAAAATATCAATCTGTTCGGTTGTTAAATCTTCAAACTTCTTTAAAGGGTTTGTCCTTCCAAAGAGCATTTTAGCTTCTTGGCTTGGCTCTTTCTCTTTAAACCATTTCCTTAAAAGGTTTTTCTGTTTAGCTGTTAAATCTCTCATCTTTAATCACATCCCTTAACTTATCTCTTGTAGTTTTTCTATTTCTTTGTTGTTGTATAACATTTTAATGTTATCCCACTCTTTGCATACTGCTATGTAAATGTGTTCTGCTTTTCTGCTATCCTCATCATATCCAAAAGTACCACAAAAATCCTTTAATGTCCCCACTTCGTATTTTTGTAATGAAGCCAAAACATCATAAGCAGATGGTTGTTTAAATTGAATATCCAACCCACTTAAACTAAAATGTTCCTTTTCCATATATAACCTTATTTTAGTTCTTGCCTTTTGTTTAAGTTTTGGTGTGGTTGCTGTTGTATATGCTTGTCTTAATTTAATGGGTATATTAAAACCTTTATGTCTTGTCCTCTCTTTGTTTGATTTGTGGATTAAAATAAGCCCACTATCATTTAAAGATTGACCGAAATCAAAAGTATATTCCCTATCCCCTCTTTTAAGGGTTATGAGGTATATATCTCTTTCTTCTGTTTCGCCTTCAAAATGTGTAGCGTGTTTGAGGAAAACTGCCTTAAATTCTGTTCCTGTGTCTTTTAAAAATTTGTTTGCTTGTTCTTCGTATTTATTCATTTTTAATTTACCTCCTTTAAAGCACCAAGTCTGATGAAGTCTTTAATTTCATCTATTGGTATCATTTTTGTTTCTGTTATAACCTTAACTTCACCTTTACATACCATTTTTTGTTTCATTTACTCCACCTTCCTTTAATTTTAAATCTTTGAGATTAGCTTTAATAAACCCTAAAAGGGATTTTAAATAAATCTTCTTCTGTTCCAAATCTGAAACATTTAAAAATTCAATTATTACATTTAAAGTGTTTTGAATTTCCTTTAAAGTTCTTCCCATAATCTTTTTAGTTTGTTCTTTCATTTTTATCCACCTTCCTTGTCAGAACTCTCCGAGTTCTTTAAAGTTCATATTTGATTATATAGTTTATTTCATTTATTAAATATTCTAGATTGTTCTTGTCGTTTCTATTATGGGGTTTTAAGGTGTGATTTGCTATAATATCTGCGAATGCTCTTATTACTGCTCTTAAATCGTCCCCATATTGTTCTATATCTGCTTGTTTTATGATTATATTCTCCATTTAAACCACCCCCTTTTTATTTTTTAATAACTCTTAATAACCTTTCTATGTAATCCTGTGCTTCTGAAATTTTAATAGCTTCTTTCCAATCTTTACCTAACCATAAACTACCTTTATTTATTTTCATTTATATCAACTCCTTACCTATAAAAAAATCCTTTTCATCACCATTTAAGGTTTTTCCATCTTTCCAAGTCAAACCAATACAATAATCATTATCCTTGCAAATAATCAAATACTGACCAATTTTGTCTTTTATCACTTCATATAACTCGTTTGACCAATAAACCTTTTTATTCTCTTTTATTGCTTGTTTGATTTCTTTTAAGTTCATTTATATCAACTCCCTTGAACATACCCATATTCCCTTATTTTGTCTTTAATTGTTGTGTTGGGTTTTGGTAGTGCTGTATTTTTCATTAATCTTATAATGATGTCGTTGTAGGTTTCCTTTTTGTAAAGTTTATACCTTTTAAGGTTTGTTCTTGTTTCTTTTGAAACTATGATTAAGGTTTCTGTTTCTTTGTTGATTCCCATATTATTAAGTTCCTAAAAATGTAATATCATAAGTGCCTTCTGTTATGATGTCGTTTATGCCTTCCAACATTCTTGTTTTCTGTTTTGGTGAGGGATATCTCAAAAACTTTAAATTAAGTAGTTCTTGGATTAAGTAATATCTTTTTAGGTCTGTTATTATGTGGCTTAATATTTCTTTCTTTTTGATGTTTGGGTATATTTCTTTAAAATATGTAAATTTTGTTGATTCTGCTTGTAAGGTTATTTTTTTAGGTATTATTTTTGTATTATCTTCTTTTTTATTTTCGTTTTGGCTTATATCTTCCATTTTTTAATTTTACTCCTGTTTTTAGTGTATAAATATTGTTTTATTTATCTTTTTTGAAGTTTATAAATGTTTGCTATTCTTTGTTTTTATTATTTAAAGGTTAAAATGGTGTTAAATTGATATTTGTTTTAAACAAGTTTAAAACAAAGTGAGGATTTTTGATATTCTGAGTCTAATGTGAAAAGGTAATATATTTATTTTACTATACGATATGAAAACAGGTGTTTTCTTGCCTATTGACTAATCTGGTACTAATCTGGAACTAATCTAGTACTAATCTAGTACTAATCTAGTATTAATCTAATACCTTTAAGTATATTCTTTAACACCTTCTTTTCTTATGGAAGTCTTCATATTTCTTGGGTTTTATCTCTTGGTCTAATTGAAATTCATAGAGTTTCTATTTGGTAGATTATTTATTAAAAGTGCTGTTGCTCTTGCTTCTTTTAAACTCTCTTTCCAAGTATTTTTATATATTTTAGCTGTTATGTTTAGGTTATTATAACCCCAAATATTAGTTTTTTTAATCTTTTCAACTTTTTTTAAATACTCTTTTAAAGCTTTTTTATCATTCCAACCCATTTTCTCAACTCCTTACGCTTGATTTTATACACACTTATACACATTAGTGTGTATAAAATATTAATTATAACCAAAAAAGAAAAGTGGTTATATACCACCTTCGTTTTTTAAGCTCTCTTTTGTTGTATTTGAGGAGAATAAAGTAATTTCTCTTTCTCTCACCATCTGCTCAAATTCGTCCCACTCTAAATAGTGGGCTTTATTTGGTTTTTCTTTCCTCACAACAACCTTAATACTTTTTTTCATATCTCTCACCTCGCTATATGATTATAACTTTTTGATTATGCTCACAGCTATGACCTTCCCATAACAGAATATATATATTCTATTATATATGTTATGATAGTCTTGCTGTTGTTAGTGTCATCACATCATAACCTATTATAGAGATAGTATAAGGGTATATAAAGGTATGTGTGTTATAGAATATAGATATATAACACCATAATACTTATATACTTACATTACTTACTTATATTGAAGTTTTCTACTCTATGGGATATCTTCACAATCTCTTTCACAATATTGAAGAATAATCTTTTGTTTCACTTTTTGTTTCACAACTCATTTCACTTTTTGTTTCACTTTTTGTTTCACAATCTGAGAATTGTATAGTATATATGTTGTGTTGTATGTGTTGTGATATATATGTTGTGGGGGTGGGGTTATATTTTTAAAGGTGAATTATATAGAACACTAACCCAAATTTCTCCACCAAAATTTTCAAAAAAACGATAGAGAGGTTAGTTAGGTTTATTTCCTTTAAATATTAAAATAAAGATAACTATGTTTACTATTAGAGAAGTTAATCAGGTTTTTGTTCAGTTTGTTTAATAATGTTATGTAGCCCACCAGAAGTAATCATATACCCATTATCACATTGATTATATTTTATTGCCCTATATATTTGTTTTTTAGCTTTACAAACATTGCCAGCGCTCCAATTGCTTTTGATTTCATAATATATTCTCCCTTTAGGTCCACGAACCAAAACATCCATTTCACCATGTGGGTATATAACTTTCTTTTGAGCATCTAATCCTGCATGCACACATATATTATATACTAAATTTACTAGTCTATCATGTCTGTTTATTTGTTTACTCATTTAAACTCCTCAATCCTTCTACTATCACAATATGGACACCTATCCAAACCATCCCCTTCAAATATGCATGCACATGAATTACATTCCATTTTCTTAACATATGAATACTTAGATTGTTTCTTTTTAGCCTCTCCAACAACCAAAGCACCTGCAGGTGGTCCACTCAATCCAACAGCAGCAAAGTTTGCTAACATAAAGGCATCAAGAAGGTGATCCCTAATTTTGCCTGTAACTGGTGCATAGAACTTGGTCCTGGTAGTTTGCATGTTGTATTCTTGTTGATAAGCCCCTAATTCCTGCATTAGTTGTTTGTGGTAAGGCATTTTGATTCTACGCTTTTCGAATAGGATTTTGGAAGTAGTCACCAGATCAGCTTTCCTCGTTCCCCCAGAAAAACTATACCCTTCGACAGGCAAGCCCATATCCGACATGACTGATATCTGGCCACCCCCAATTCCTTTATCTGCAAGAATCATTCTAACATTATAGCGTTTACATAAATTTGATATATCTTTGATAATTACCATATAATCTGTTCTAAGCGGATATTCTTTTAAATCCAAGACCTGAACATTAGCCTGGTCAGGTACTCTTGGGAATGTAGCTTTAACCACAGCATAGGCACTATTTGCCTGGGTCTCACCCCAATCAACACCTATGTATATTTGTTCTTTAGTAATACCACCAAAGTTTAGGTTTTTATCTACTGCTTCCTGGATTTCTTGTTCAGAGAACACACAATTCTCGTTTGCGAGGAATTCTCCTAAATACTCTCTACGGTAAGCCGCATCTAACATTTCATCTTTTCTTTCCTGTAAATCTTTAGGTTTCATTAAAGGACTTATATTTGATGGGAAATGATATCTTTTCCAGTTAGCTCCCCCTTTCCAGATTTCATAAAAAAATCCAGCAGGGATTTTTGGTGGAGTTGATACAAGCATGATCTTCCCATCTGTAGCCATGGTTGTAGGTCTCAGGACCTCATTGTAAATATAGTCTCCTTCATCAATGCTATCCCCAATAAATGCAGCTTCATCAAGATAGAGATGATTTACACTTTCTCCTCTTGCACTATCTCCAGCAACAACAGAAATTATTTTACTGATAGTTTGTTTCTTTCTCATTCTGTTGGCTACAGGAACTTCTACAGTTCTTTTGATCCATAACTCAAATTTGTTGTCAACTCCAGTTTTGGCTAATTCTTCTCCAAAAGGGGTGTTCATTCTAAATTCTCTTATTCTATCTATTATTCTCTTTGCCATGGGTTGTGTCTTGGAAACCACACATACAGTAGTATTTTGATTGAAGAGAGCTGTATGAAATGCTTTAATACTTAGAACATCTGTGATGCCTATCTGTCTTCCCTTAACTACTATTATGTTTTTGGATTGGTCATTTAGGATCATATCCTGGTAATCAAAGGGTTTGTACCTATTATTTTTTTTATCTCTTAGATGGACATAAGCAAAGAGTGTTGGGTCCGCACAATAACCTAAAACTGTTTTTCGGATGGCATCTGCTTCCCGACCTCCGACCTTAGCAGCTTTAGCCATAATGTTATCTATGTGCTTAATTTTTTTTAAATATTGTTTTTTATAATCTTGGGGGACTTCTGCAGTAATTTCCATGGTTCTACAAGCTATATATTTAGTAGTTTATAAAGGTTTGCTTTAAAGCAAACATTTATAAAGAAGGAGTGGTAACTAATAGATATGGAAAAAAAGAAAGACCCTAAATTAAATCCATATTATATCTTGAACAAGAATGTTGATCTTAAAGAAATTAGGGATAAGGTGTATGAAAAACATAATAATAAGTTGAGTAGGTTTAAAGAAAAACAAAATTTACATAGTTCTGGAGGCCCACTCATGGGTTCTTCTTCACAAATGATAATTCAAAACTATGGTTGTGAGAAATGTACTCTTAAAAACTATTGTGAGTATTACCCCCATAAGAATAAGATATGTGCTGTAAGGGCCAAGATGTATGCTGAGTATCTTAAAGCTATGAAAGGTGATTTGATACCTATTATGAAGGATGTATTTATGGGTATGAACATGGAAAGATCTTTTGAAGAGGCCAGATGGAAGAGTAAGGGTGAGCCACCAACAAAAGAGTGGTTAAAACTAAATGACCAGATAACCAAGCTTGGTGAAGCAATCCATAAATGTGAACAAGGGATTAAGGTTAAACATGAAGTTAGTTACTTTGATGAACTATGTAATGAAGTCTATACAAAGATGAAACAACCAGGTCCAATAGAAGTTGTGATCACAGAAACTTAAAGCGAACATTTATATACTACTTTTGTATTTAATATTGTATGGTGAATTTAAAATTCTGGAAAACCAACAAATTCTTTGATAAAAAGGAAAAAGAATTAAAAAAGATTAAAAAAGTAAAGAAAAACATAAATAATCTTATTTTAAAAAAATTAGGGATTCAATATGTTTTTAAGTTTTTTATAGATTTCTGGAATATTCTAAAGAAACCAATTAAGATTGTATTAAATGTGGTATTTGATGGGCTTGTGTTATATATAGCTTTAGAGTGGTTGAAGTCTCCAGTTTGGTATCTGAAGGTATTGAGCTTGGGCACTATGGCTTTTTTGATTGTCTATGTTTATGTTAATTATATTATCAATTGGAAATTGTTAAGGAGGAATAATTAAAATGTTATTAGATTATAAAGAAAAATATTTAAGTGATGTGGGGATTGAAACTAAATCCAAACCACCTGCACTTAATGAAAATTATATGGGGAGTACAGCATCTGGCCTAACTACCAGACCTTATGATTATAAGAAGATTATGCAATATGTCAAGAAAAGTCCAGAAGCTCTTGGTGTAATAAAAACTATTGTTACAGATATTATTTCAGATGGATGGGTATTTAATGGTAAGAAAAAATATGTTACTAAAGCAGAAGAATTTGCAGAAGTTAATGGGATGAAAGATGAATTAAAGGCTGCACTTATTGATTGGTTGATTGAAGGGAATCTTGCTCTTTGGTTGGGTATATCAGATATTAAAGCAAAAGAGGCTCTTGGTAGGATCCAAGAGATAGAATATAAAGCTGAAGAGTATATTGGTGATGAAGCTTGGACTTGGAATAAAAAATTTAAGCATGTTGCTTGGACCACTATGAATATAGTTTTAAATAAAGAAGGTACAGAAATAGACCATTATGAGCAAAATGTTACCCATGGCTCATCTAATGTTGTTGATTCTACTGGCAGCGAAATTCCAGGCAAAAGTCAGACTACAGGATTAAATAAAAGGATATGGCAACCAGATGAAATTATTCATGGGAAATATCTTCAGATAGATGGTAAGGCTTATGGGTATAGTCCAATGATCTCTCTAATGCCAGAAATCTCCACATTACAGCAAATTAAGGATTATGCAGGAAATTTCTTTGGGAATAGTGGTGTTCCTGATTGGATGTTCATATTACCCACAGAGACCATCAATTCCCAAAATGTTGCAAAATTTCGACAAACCATCAGACAATGGCAGGATAGTTCAGCTAAACATCGAAATCTAGTTCTTGCAGGTGAAGTCAAACCAGAGAGATTAAATCAGTTTGATAAAGATATGGAGTTTAAGGTTTTGGCTATTTATTATGTTGCAACAATAGGCTTCGCATTTAACTTACCCATGGGTAAGATGCAATCCATATTAGGTATGGAGCAAAAGGGTAAGGAATCAGAATTGTCTGGAGAAGCATATTATAGAAGTATTTCAGAAGCACAGGATTACATAGAAAGGTTATTGAATGTTCAATTGTTTAAGAAATACTTTAAAGTTGAATTTCATTTCAATAAATCTTATTTGCAGGATGAAATCAGAGAAGCACAAAATAAGATGTTTATTACAGATTATCTTACAAAACTTATGGGGGTTGGAAAGTTTTACAAAAAGAAACCAAGTGATCAATATATTAATAAAATTTTACAGATGAAAGATGAGGATTGGTCAGAGATGACCAAAGAAGAAATGGAACTAATGAACCCTAATACAGAGAGACAAGGACAACAAAGTAATGCTCAACTAACTGGAAATAACCCAAGGGAATCTCAAACAAAAAAAGATGAAAAACTTGGCGAGATGGAAAGAAAAAAGATCAAACCACAGGGTTCATAGTTAAAGCAAACATTTATAAACAAGGTAATTCATAGTCCTTTTCTAGTTGCGAGGTAATTAAAATTCCAAAGCACAGTGATTTCAAAAAAGTTTATGCTGGATTCATAAATAAATATGGAACTGAAAAAGGAAAGAACTTCTATTATGCATGGTTAAATAAACACAGTTATGATGATACTAAGAGTGTGGAAGGCCAGAAAGGCCAGAAAGAAATTAAGTCTTGTATTGTAGAAGGTTTAGAAATCAAAGAAGAAAATGGTAATGCTTATTCTAAAGGTTATATAGCAACAACTCATGCTGATCGAATAAAAGATATTTTTTCTAAGTCTGTTCTTGATAAATGGGCTAATCAAATTAATGATCCTAAAGGAGAATATGCAGATGCATATGCTGCATCAATCCACCATGATAGGGATGATAAGGTAATTGCAGGTGCTGCAGTAAAGGCAGAAGTTAAACCCATGGATAATGGGGAATATGGTTTGTGGGTTGAGACAATGCATAATAAAGAACACCCAAAATATGACAACTTAAATTATGAAGTTGAGAATAAGATGATTTCTGGTTATTCTGTTGAATTTAAGACAGATGCAGAACACCCAATAATTAGAAATGGTGAAGAATTTAGGGTAATTGATGATGCTACTTTAAGAGGTTATGGCTTTGCTGGACCAAGAACAATAGTTAATCCAGAAGCTAAAATAGTAGATTATGCTATAAAAGAACTGGTTTCTTTTGAGGAACCAAAGGAGGACAAAATGAATGTCAAAGAAGAAGAAACAAAACCAGTAGATGTTCCTGAAGAAGAAACAAAAACTGAAGAACAACCAAAAGAAGAGGTAGAAGAAAAAGTTGATGAAGAGACTACAGAGGGAGATAATGAGGAAGAAAAAGAATTTAAAAAGTGGAAACAAATGAAAGAAGATTTAAAATTCAAGGAAAAAATCAAATCTGTTTTTGAGGAATTGAACAAGAAGGAAAAACCATTGGTTAATCCTGGAGAACAAATTGAAGCAAAAGAGGAATTAGAAGTAAAGGAAATTACTAATTTTCATAAGGCTATTGAAACAAAAGACACATCTTTAATGTTTAAAGAAGCTGGAAAATTGTTGGGGAGGTATCCTTCTATTTTTACTAGGAGTGCTAATAGTATGAGAGATATTTTAGAGATAAAAGAAGCAGGAATGGAGTATAAAGCTCTTACAAAGACTACAAACGAGGCATCCCAATATTATCAGGCAGTTGCAGAACTTAATGATGTATATGACCCAATCATTGTAACTTTGTTAAATGATAGGACCACTACTTGGGGAATTTTGCCAAAAGATGATTATTCTGGAAAACAGATGATTCAGTGGAGAGTAATTACTTCTGGAATAACTGCTGAAGGTTATCCTGAATCAGATGGTACATGGACATCAACACAAGTTACCAGAAAAAAGATGGAACAAGATTTCTGTAACTATAGGGCAATCGTTGAAGTCACAGGACAAATGAGAGCTTCTGCTGCTGGTGGAGGAATCGGAGATGTTTTCTCACAAGAGGTTGAGAGAGCAGGTATTGATTTAAGAAAACAGTTGAATGAGGATTTGCTTACAGGTTCAGGTGGAACTTACGATGGATCTGATGACAGCCATTTAATTGGTTTCCAACATTTGATTTTGGATACTGGAACAATATATGGTAGAAATAGAAGCGGTGCTACTTACATACAAGGTACAGATGAAGCAATGGGTGACAAAGAACTTACTCTTACTCAGATGAGAAAGATGATAAGAACTGTAATGATAGCAGGTGCTGATAGAAATGATTTAGTATTTGTTACATCTTATGCATTAAGTGATAAGTATAGAGCTATTATGCAAGGAATGAGTGTTCAAGTACCAGATAGTAAAAGGGCAGGTTTTGAAGGACTACCAGCATTAGATGGAGTTCCAATTCTAGCAGATGCACAAGCAGATGCAGATGATATGTTCCTTATTAATATAGGACCAAATGGAATTAGGGTAGGGATACAAGTTGCACCAACATTGACAGAATTTGGAGTAACTGGAGATACTAGGAAAGCATTCATCAAGACTTACTTCCAGACATATTGTAAGGACTTGAGGTTAAACTATTGGAGTAGCGGTTTCGCTACTTCTTAAATCCATTAGGAGGTAAATAGAACATGACTGCTATAACCGTAAACAAAATAATTGAAGGATTAGGGACTGGAAGTTTTGAAATTTTAAATGCCGAAATTGATAATAACTATACTTATGAAAGTAAGTTTGGTACTATCTTAGGTGTGTGGATTTCAGAAGAAGAAACTTCATCAAGTCAAACACCAACATATACTACAAGTGGAGGCACAATAACCTTTAAAGTTGATGCTGCTGGGACTTATGGAGTACTAATTGTTGGTTTAATGTAAGATGGTATATTACGCAAATGACCACTTTGAATATCCAAAATATTGTTATACTAACATAGATTTGGATAGGAAAAAAATTGAGACTTATGTGGAAGGCGATAAACTCCCAAACGCTTTGGGAGAGCGTTTATCCCTTAAAAATCCACATTTAGTGACTACAAGTCAAGAAGTGGCATTTGCTACATTGAAGAAAAGAAAAGATAGGGAAAATGCCTGGAATAAAAAACTTAAACCAAAAGTTGTTCCTAAAAAAACTACAAAGAAATATACAGAAAAAGAGCTTTATGATTTGACTAAAGCTGAACAAATTGATATGTTAAAAAAACTGGGGTATGGTGGGAAAACACCACGATATCAAAAGGATAGAGTAAATGTTTTAATGGGGTTGATTTAAGATGGTGGCTATGTTTGAACATTCAGAAAGAACTTATGCAACAGCACACACAGAAGTTATGTATCATAGGGGTGCAGGTACTGATGATACTAATAATGTATATTTTGGTTTTACAGAGCCAGGACATTTAATATGGCACATACATATAAATACTACAGAACCAATACAATTAACAGAAATAAATGGGGAAGCATTTAAAGACCCAATAACAATTACAGTACCATCAACAAGCACAGATGGTGGATTTCATGTAGATCTTCGTAAATTTGGAATGGTACAAGGACTACAAAATTTTAAGATAGATACTTTAGCCGCAAACGCAGTAGTTTCGGTTATAGTAGGATAGGTGTAAAATGGCTAAAAGATCATTACAATTTTCAATAAGTTTTGCCGCTGGGACAGTAACAGGTGATAAGGTTAGACTTTATAATAGAACCAAAAATGAATCATATCCTGAACAGGTTACACTTAATGCTTCTAGACAGGCCATAATAGATATGGCAAATTTTACTACAAGACCATCTGTTGGGGATGTTATTGAGATAAGACTAAACGGAACTAAGAGTGTTATGACAACACATACAGTTGTTAGTACATCAAATGAAAAATTAGCAATTGCTATTAATACACCAACAGTGGGGGGAATAAATATATAAAATGGACAAAGGACAAGTAAGACAAGGATTTATATTCGCATTTGTTATATGCATATTTGCAGCATTAGTTATAGCAGCAGTTTATATACCAATTCCTGCTGCTTTATTGAGCTCTCCAACAACAGGGGATTGGCAGAATAATAATACATTCATTCAATTGAACGGAACGTGTGTTGGAAATGAAAGTTCATATGATTATAGGTGGTGGATTACCAATTCAACAGGGCATGTTTATCATTTAAATCACACAGAATCAACTGTAACTAATAACACACTTATGAATGCAACCATTCTTAATTGGGAAGATAGTCCTTCAGTTGGGTATGATTGGTTCTTAGAATGTTTAAATATAGATGGATTTAATTCTTCTGTATGGAATGTTAAAGTAGATGTAACAAATCCAGTAGTTATTACACCAAATCCTTTAAATAATACTTGGGATACTGATGGAGAGGTAACACTTTCTGGAAGATGTCAGGAATCAAATCCAAAGTTAATGTACTTTTCGATTAATGCAGTAGAGAATATGTCATTAACCGCAACATATCAAAATGATATAGAAGAAAACATTACTGTCCATTTGGATGATGCACAATATTTATGGGATGTGAATTGTACAGATGATGCAGGGAATTTTGCTTCTAATGGTACAATGAGAACATTAACAGTAGATACAATAAAACCTATAATAACTATGAATACTTTAGATGGGATATGGTGGAATATAGCTACAGATAATAATTTAACAATTAATTTCACATTAACAGAAACTAACCCAGATACTTGTGAATTATGGGCTAATTATTCAACAACAGGAGTTACACCAACATATGTATTAAATAGAACATTAAGAGGTTCTACAGAAATAGCATTAAACTTTATGTTTGATAGGGATTTAGCAGATTCAAATTACACCGATGGATTTGATTATTTTATACAATGTAATGATAGTGCTAATCAAATTGTAAATAGTGGAAACAAAACTTTATATATTGATACAATAGCACCAACAATGCCAGCAATAGCAAGAGTTAAAGGTGGGGCATATAATGGTCATATTAAAACAACTGACCACACACCAAACATAGAAATTGTGAATGTTACTGATACAAATTCCTTAACATATAGTTTTGAAGTTTATAATACAGACTATTCTTTGTATGGAATTGAAAATACTACAACAACAACTTATGGAGATTACGGAATTGCTTTAGACTTTAATAAAGCATTATTAGCAGATACAAACTATACTTATAACATAACAGTATATGACTTGGCTGGAAATGCTAATTATTCTGGTGGGGATGGAGCTCCAGGGAATAATAGTTATTCTTGGTACACCGATGGACACAACAGATATATTTATGATAATACATATTTCTACATGGGATTGATCATTGATGATTGTGGTGGATACAAAAATGCTTCAACAATAGCAGAAGAAACAGGGGCAACATATATTTACAAGTATAACTCAACACACGGTTGGGATACACATCAATCAGGTGAGACAACAAATGCTTATATGAACTTTAGTTATTTGGCACCAGTTATTGGATATGGTGGTTCTGATACTGTGTGGGATGATAAGATATGGCCTTCAAGTGCATGTTATAATATAACAGAGATGGATCTTAGTGTAGCTCCAAAGGTCCTTGGTGATGTCTATAACTTTACAAATGCAACAGTTATAGGTGGAGACGGATATAATCTATTTACATGGATGAACTTCACAACAGGGAACTTCACATTTATGAATGTTACAATTGAAGAAGGAAAGGCAGATTATATAGATATACCTAATAACAACACAATTAATTACATTAGTTTAATAAATAACTCAGCAAGTGGGGATACCGAAAATGATGAATTGTATGTACCATGGAGATGGGAATGGACAATAAATGATAATGTGCAGTTTAGATATGGAGATGCATTTTGGGTATTTTATAATTCCACTACAGGATATGAATGGAATATGACACTTGGTGATATTAATAAGTGCACATGGGGGTATTGTTAAAAATGAAAATGAATAAAATATTAATAGTCTTAGTATTGTTCTGTTTATTTGCAGGAACAGCCCTTGCAGGATTAACACCCCCTTATGCAGTAAGTGGTAAGGTTATGTCTGGAGATGATCCTTTAGATGGAATAATTATTAGAGGAATAGTATATAAGGATAGAGGAAATTATGAATTTACTACAACCACAAATGATGATGGATTTTTCCTTACAACTTTAGATTCTTGGGATACACGGGAAGAACCATATCCAGGATCACAGATTGAATTAGTGGTATGTAAATCTGGTGATGATAAATGTAAGGTAATAAAAGAGATTGGTGTGGACTGCCCTAGTGGTGGGGGATGTCAATTTGATTTTAATCTTGGTGAGGCTTATACTGTTGAACTTCCTGGAGATAAAGAAGTAGAAGTAAAAGAAGTCATTAAAACCAAGTATATTTGCGAAGATGGAACAGAAGTTGCATCTGCTGAAGATTGCCCTGTAGTTTCAGACGGATGGTGGAATGTGAATTATACAATTGCAGTTTCAGTTTTAGGATTAATTGCTTTGGTACTTGGAATCTTCAAATGGGGGAAAGGTTTTAAAGGATTAATAGAATATAGATTAAAACTTGCTAAGAATGCAAAGGCAAAAGGTAATAAAGCAGAAGCTAAGAAACAACTTGGTATTGCTATAAAGATGGCTAAGACCGTTATCAAGAGGGCTAAAGAAGGCAAATATAAGAAATGAAATGGTCGGTGTTAAGATATTTGGAGTTGTAGCTGCACTATTATTAGTTAGTTTAGGCTTCAACACAGCAGACCTTCTTGAGCAAAACGCTAATTATTATTGTGAAGACAGAAACATTGTTATGCATTGTGAATTATTGAGTTCTACTGGTAAGACATGTTATACCCAAGTTAATGATGATGGAACTGGGATTCGAACTGGAAGTAAGAGTTGTAGTACGCTTTGGAAGTATATTGAATATAATCAACCACCAATTCCAGATGATCCAAATCCAACACCTACACCACCAATAGAACTAGTTAGTGGAGATCTTCCAACACTACAAAGGGGAGAATGGTGTTATCCAGAAGGAAGATTAGAAAATAAGGTGTTGTGTAATGAAATTCAATAAGGTTATATTAATATTAGGAATCTTTTTTTTATTAGTTAGTTCAGTTTCTGCACTTAATTGGATGAAGATTGAAGATCTTTCTTCTTATGCTAATAACGATTCCTTATCTCAATATGATACTTGGAACTTCAATCAATCTGCACTAGCAATAGAATGGGTGAAAGAACAAAGTTATGGTGCAGGTAGTGGGATGGATTATAGTAATTTGGCTTTGATTAATGAATCAAATACATTTACAGGAAA